CCATAGCCTCTCGCATACGAACCGGCATCCTCGGCATTTGGTGATTGCGCTGGGCCGTTAACAGCAACGAACTCATCGGCGGAGGCTGTGCTTGTTAGTGTGTCGTAGTCAACCGCAATGGAGCCTCTTAACGGTACGATGTTTTGCCCAGAGGTTATTACTGCACTGCCGTCAGTAAGCGCCCCAACACCAGCAGAAATGCCTGTTAACGCAGAGCCATCTCCCGTATATGAGGTTGCCGCTACTTCACCTCCAGAGCCATAAATTACCGCTTTAGAGTTAACGACGGTGTTGGCCGTCGATCCATCCAAAAGGTTTAGCTCTGCCGTGGTGCTTGTAACGCCGTCTAGGATGTTAAGCTCAGCGGCTGTTGATGTGACCGCCGTACCGCCAATAACCAACTGCCCAGAGTCGTCCAGATACACGGACTTGCCTGCGGGGTAGTTGATAAACACTTCCTTGCTACCTGCTGACAAGTCAACAGCAGAGCCGCCGTTTGAACTTGCCAGCACCGTGGTGCGCGTCAGAGTGTTCCCGCTGGTTGCGTAGGTGCCGAGGCCAACCTCAAAATCCTGATTGCTGTCATCGACAATGGCGTAGTAGGTGGTGTCACCGTCCGACAGGACCGAGGAAAAGGCGACGAAGTTGACCTCTGCCCCGGCGAGCGTAATCGCTCCCGTGCCTGTCGTGGTAGTGGTTTCTTTTACGCGATCAGCAACGACCAGAGCCATGATTATGCAATCCGAATAATAGCGTTAGATGCGTCAGCAGTAGGGAACACAATGGTGAAGTCGCCCGCACTGGATGACTTGTCAGAGCCAAAGTCCAGAACAATGACTGAGTCAGTCGTTCCCGTGCCACCGCCAGTAGTCGTGTTGTAGATCAACGCGCCGCGAGCAGTGATCGTTGACGAGCTAAACGTCAAGTCCGCGAAGTCAGTCAAAGCTGTTGTTCCTGACGTGGTGGGGGTAACGTTGGTCAGCGTGCCGCCGCCAGCAGAATAACCCGTGCCGCTAACTTCGTTAGTAGCGGTATAGTCGGTAGTAGACGCATCAAAACTTGCGCTGTTGGTATACATTGCCAGCTTGAAAGTGTGACCTGTGCTGGCGGTGAAGTCATGCTGGGCCTGAAGCAGTCCCTGCTTAAAACTGGTACACATGTAATTACCGGAAAAAGCCATATCAAAGTCTCCTGATAAGTTCGGCTAGGTCTTTTTGCCCCGCATCGCACAGGGCGTTATAAACAGTAGTTCGGTCGCTTTTAATCGCTTCCTTCATGTAGTAAACAAGGAGCTTCCTGATGTTCTCCTTGAATGCCTGCGCCTGCGCCCGAACTTCGGGAGTGGCGTCCTCAGCAACCGAAACGATCCTGTCTAGGCATCTTTCGGCAACCTCTTCCGGGGTAAAACCCCTGTTGGAAGTCGTCTGTACAAATACATTGCCAACGGCGGTATCAATCACGTTCTAGGCTTCCTTACCTCTCCGCCGCGGTAACTGTCTGTTGTGCTGTAGCCCTCACCCAGCTCCTCCAGCTTGGCCAGCGCTTCCATGTACCGCTGGGTGTACAACTGCATCAGGTCGGGGTCGCCCTTTAAGTAGGTGTACGCCTCAACAAGACAGCCATAAAGCAACGTGGATTCGGCATTGGTGCCGAGCCAGCTAGTGCCGTCCGTAGAGGTGGTGATGGAGGTAGGCTTGTGGAAGTAGTGCAGTTCTGCGTCGTATGCCGCGTCTGGGGTGGGGCCGAGAATAAATGCTGTGCGGCTAAAAATGCCGTAATACTTGGGAGCGCCAGTGGTTCCGGCCACTGGGTACGCCTGTCGGATGAAGTTTACATCCTTAAAAATAAGGTAGTCATATCCGGAATTATCAATCGCTAACGAATAAGGCGTCAAAAAATCCGATGGCATGACCAGATATTGACTGCCTGCGGCTACAGATCCTTCCACATTCTTGCGAAAGTCAGGTAACTGCACCGTCTTGAGAATCTTGTCTTCTGCCTGCTGAATAATTGTAGGCAGGTTATTGACAAAGCTGGTCTCATTGGACTCCATGTAGTCCTGTATGGCCTGCTTCAATGTGGTGTAAGTAAACGCCATCAGGAAATCTCTACTGTTACGCGCCCAACCACACCTGCCATGTCAAGACCCACAGTGCGGCTCCCAAGAGCTGTATTGCCACCACCAACGGGATCAAAGGCAGACAAAGCGCGGCTTTCGTCAAGTGAATTGTCAGGTCTAGGAAACCTAAGAGCCTGTGGGTCATTCGCATTTACATCCCCCAATTTAAGCTGGGGCTGGTCCTGATCGACTACGTCTCGACCAACCAGCAGTCCATTCCAGCGTCCATCCTCGATTTGACGAACAAGGTCGCGCAGTGGGTAACGGAATCCAGTCCGATCACAAAAGCCGAAAGCATGCTTACCCTTGGCATAACTGCTCATAGGTCGTTGTAGCCCCCCGGCGCCATATACAGAGCCGCCTTCTCGCGGGACGCATCCGCCGCAAGATTCCACTGCTCTTCATACACCTGCTTGAGCGCAGGCGCGATGCTCATTGATTCTGGTTTTTTGCTGGCTATCTGGTAGGCCAGTCCTGCTACAAGGCAGGGCAGATAGCGTGCGGGCACATCCATGTTGTTGGATGCCGGCTTGCCGCTATCCTCGATGCGGTCTAGGTAGTAGTACGCGAACGTGTAGCTAGTTGTGGCGTCAGGGACGGGCCAGAAATGGACCGTGATGCCAGTGGGCTTACGCTCAACGTAATACTGAAGAGGGCGCCCTTGCGTCAGCTTGTTTGTCTGGTGCGCATACTGGCTGACAGAGATTCTCTGCATAGTCAAATCAGACTGTTTGGAGGTATTGCCAGCGTCTGTGCGTAGCAGACCCTCAATTATGTCTAACTTTTCAGATGTAAGGTCGTATGACGACGTTCCTGCAACAAGAGCCAGCGTGGCGTCTCGTACCGTCCAGAGATTAAGGCCGCGGTTTTGCCACTCAAGCATGAGCAGATCAAGACTCCGGCGGGCAGTTTTGTAGTCATATCCGCTACGCAGTTCGGAGCCAGCACGCTCAAACGCCTCCTCCATAATATCTGACAAGTCCAGAGTAAAGTTGGTTGTGCCGCTAGTCGCCATCTAAACAACAACTCCTCTGGTTTTACCGCGCATGGCGATACCGTTTCTGCACTTGGCCTTTGGCATGCGCCCACCGGCAGATGCTTTTTTTGGCTTGCTTAAACCCGCTTCTGACAGGGCAATAGCAACTGCCTGCTTTTTGTTGGTCACCTTTTTCCCAGAACCGCCAGACTTTAGCGTGCCTGACTTAAATTCCTTCATGACCTTTCTGACCTTGCCGGGAGCGTTTTTGGTCTGCTTTCCGGCTTGCGCCCTGCTGATGGCCATCTAGCTACCCTTCTTCCACTTGGTGGACTTGGATTTAGTCTTGCTCGGACTCCACTTGACCTTGTCCGCCCAGTAAGCCGCAGACATCTTCCCCCGCTTAATATTCTTTGCATGGCGCGACTTAAACGCCTTGCGCTGACCAACGGTCTGGTTGGTTTTTACGCCTTGCTGTCCAAAGCGAATAATCTTTTCCTTGCCGCCCTCGCACGCCTTGACGATGTGCGATTTCTTGGAGTGGCCCGGAGTCCGCTTTGGCTTGTTGCATGCCATCGCGCCCTTATCAACGCGACCGCCTTTCTTGTAGTAAAGTCGCATTACTTGCGGTGCCTCGCTGTCTTTTTAGCCACCTTCTTAGGCTGGCTGGAATGCTGTTTGCCCTTTTTGGTATCCGCCCGCTTCTTGCGGGTGGTAGCGGCATATTCCTTGTCGGATAGCGATTTAATCGCCTTTTCAGGCAAATACCTTTCTCCCGTCGCCTTCGAGCCTTGGGTGCTGGGCTTGCCCGACTTGGTGCGCCATTTCTGCTTTGTCCACTTCTTGAGGGACTTTTGCGGCTTTTTGAGCGCCATCAGTCTTTGTAGCCTCCGCCCGCATCTTTGTATTGTTTGGCGAGCATCTGTGCTTTTCTAGCAGACCACTGTCCGGGCTTACCGCCCTTGCCGCCTGCCTTGATTTTATTGAACAGGCGCTTACGCAGGGATGGCTTGGTATAGTTCCCAGCTTCATTGACCTTCGACTCCGTCTTGCCGCCTTTTTTGTAGTAGAGGCGCATTAGCCGTAGTTTTTTTTCACTTGCAGGACGATTGTGTAAGAGTCGCCCAGCGTGTGACCTACAGTGGTGAACTTGATGTCCCCCGTCTTACCGGCGCCGGCATTGTTTCGGATGCCTGTAAAAGAGGAAAAGTCCAGTGAATCTGAATAGTCAGCAGGAAGCTCCCACGCCAAAACATCAGCCGTTGCGTCAAACAGAATTTCTACCCCCATACCAATGGTCGAATACCAAACGCGCTCAATGTTTACGCTGGTACATGCGCCATCATCAACGGGATTGTTAGAAAGGGCGGACACGTCGATTTTGGTCACGGCGGACTCGCCGGTTCCATCGCTGACGTTTGTGAATGCTAGGATTGCAGTGCGGGGACCGTCTTCAATAGTCTGACTGGTAACTGTGTCAGCCATATTCTCCTCCAGATAACGGGGGCACTAGCCCCCTATTCATTAACCGGCAGATACGGTGACTACGCCAGAATTGCTCCAGAGCTGACCGGCGACGGTCGGGTCTGAGGTCGGCAGGTCTTTGATAATGACCACGCTGTTGGTTCCATCGTGAGTGATGGAGATGTTTTCAGTAACAGCGCCAGTCGTGGCATTCTTGGTGATTTCTTTGAAGCCGCCCTCTGAGCGGACGGGTCCGTTGAAAGTAGTGTTGGCCATGAGGTTCTCCTGTCTTGGCTAGTGTCTGATGTTCCACATGGAACAATCAGTCAGGAAAGAAAAGGGGGCCGAAGCCCCCTGTTATTTAGGAAGTTCCGGGCGAGCCGTAGATTCCCAGAGGATCGGATACGCCGAAGCTGTATCGCTCGCGAGCCTTGTACCGGACGTTGCCGGTGTCAAAGTCGCCGTCCATTGAAGTTTCCAGAGCTGTGCGCTGGAAGTGCTTCATGCCGTTCGGTACATCGGTAATGATGAAGAAAGCATTGGTGTCTGTCAGGAAGTGGTTGACAGAGTAGCCTTCCGGAATCGAACCGTTGTTGCGAAGGGCGTTGATGTCGTTGTCAGCCGTGCCAACTCGACCTTCAGTCTCAAGCAAACGAGTTGCTACAAACTGAAGCGCGGGCGGGACGATCAAACGACGGGGTCGGGCCGCGATCAGCAGACCACGCTCATCGGTAAATGCGGCGATGTTAATCACAGCATCTTCCAGCGAGGTCTCGTTCAAATCAGCCGCAACGGTAGGACGGTTGGCGTTAGTGCCACCGTTCACCAGCGGGTGAGATGTGCTGAACAGCGTTACGCCGTCACCAGACTGGTAAGACGTGAAGCCGTTGTTAAGGGGGTTAGCCGCCTTAACCTGCTTGGTGTGAGCCATAGCCCGAGCCAGCGCCTTGGTATAACGAGCAGACAGAGAGTCATACAGGTTATCTTCCATAGCTTCTTCAGTGATGGAGAAGCCAAGGGCGATGGTTTCGTGGTTATAGCGAGCAGTGAACGACTCTTGCGCCGAGTCATAGCTGATGGCCGCGCCTTCAGCTTTAACTGGTGCGGCACCAAAGCCGGACAACTTCACCTCTTCTTCAAATGAACGCTCAGATGATTCAGTGTCATAAATCATCGTGTGTTCATCGTCATACCGCTCATACTCCAAACCGAACAAGGCGTTCAGACCGGGGAGCAGTTCTTTCAGCATTTGTGCGCGTGAAATAGCCATTACCTAGTTCTCCTTAAACGCCAAGTGCCGTTTCGTAGGCATGACTCAAGGGGAGGTACGTTACAACGCAGTCGGTGAACGAATCACCTACCGCACTGTTAGGACCGTCCACAAAGTCGATGATACGAAGCGGGAACGTGTTGGTAGTTGCGACAGTGCTAGCGTCCAAAGCGTTCTTGCTTCGGCCAATAGCGGTTGAGCCAGCAGTGCTGATAGCTTGTACGTTGTTGCCCAGACCAGTCTGAGCGATAGAGCCGTCACCCTGCATTTGGAACAGGAGCTTGGGATCGTCAACGATGTAAGCCATAGCGTCTGACGCTACCGTGCCGGTAGGCCAGTACTGGCTGAAAGTAAGCTGACCAGTGCCGGGATCGGTGTAGGAACAGCCGACAAAAATGCCGACAGTGCCTGCCACAGCCGCAGTCGTAACTGCCGCTTTTTCTACCGTACCACTGGAAACCAGCTTGGCGAAATCACCATAAAAGATGCTAGTGGCATAGCCTGAAGCAATCTTAATATGGCGTACTTTTCCGGTGAAGGAACCAGAGGCACTAAGCGTGCCTACGGGTTCTGCACCCATCGGAGTAGCTGATGTAGCCATCTTTAATCTCCATTACGAGAGTTAAGGCCGGCGCTCTCCGTGTTACCGAAGTCAGCTCCGACCAAAGGTAGTCCG